AGGGATAAGACAATGGCAGTAACCGTAAAAGCATTGATTCCAGCAAAAGAAGCTGAGAACGCCCAGACAACGCAATACACTGCGACAAACTGCCGTGCTATTATCGACAAGTTTACGGCCACTAACACTTCTGCTGGCAATGAAACAATCAGCGTAAACATCGTGGCAAGCGGTGGAACAGAGGGCAATGATAACCTAATTGTCGATACACGCTCTATTGCACCTGACGAGACTTACACATTCCCTGAGTTGGTGGGCCAAGTCCTTGACTCCGGTAACTTCATTTCAACAATCGCCAGCGCAGCAACGTCGCTTACAATTCGCGCTTCAGGTCGGGAGATAGTATAATGAAAAAGCCCATGATGATTATCGAAGGCTTTGCTGGTCTGCGTGAGAGCGAGCCATTCATCACAACCGCTGAGAACAAGAAAAACACCAAGGTCGTGATCGACGATTGGATGCTTGGCCCTGAGAACCCCAGCAATGAGCGTGGCGCTAATCCTGAATACTGGATTGCGCTTGGCAAGGCTATGCAAGTGGATGAGGCTGAAGCCCGTCGTCGTCGCTGCTCCAACTGCGAGTATTACGACAACAGCACAATGACCCAAGCAAAGATGGACAAGATACCTTGGAACCAGTGGGACGTTGACGCTGGATTCCGTGGCTACTGCCATAAGTTCGAGTTCGTTTGTCACGATTTGCGCTCTTGTCAAGCGTGGGAAGAACGAGAGTTTGAATTTGAAGATTGATTGTGTTATGGCTGGGCTACCGAGCGTTTACGAGCAACCGGTGGCTCATTTCTTGAAGGTGATGCCGTGACTGCTATATGCCGCACAAAAGACATTAAAACAGTCGAAGGCACACTCATTGAGCCCTTGACGAAAGCTTTTAATGAAGCTGATGTCCAGCGATTGGAATCGGCGTTTCTTGATCTTCCGCAAGCTGACTGTCCTATCACGCATCGCTTTTCTCCAGGCATTTACATCCGTGAAGTTGTCATGCCAGCAGATTCATATGTGGTTGGTCATCATCACAAGACTGTTCACTTCAACAATATGCTCTCCGGTCGCCTGACAATCCTAAACGAAGATGGCACAAAGACAGAGCTAGTAGCTCCTCAGTCATTCATTTCACCGCCTGGTCGCAAGATAGCTTACATTCACGAAGATGTGATATGGCAGAACGTGTTTGCAACTGATGAGCGTGACGTTGATGCGCTTGATGAAATGTTCTTAGACAAAAGCGAATCATGGCATGAATCAAAGAAGTTTAACGAGATGCTGTTAAGCTTTGATCATTCTGAAGACATTGCGGACTTTTACGCAGCGATTGAGCAATTTGGCTTTGATCCTGAAACGGTTCGGGAAATATCTGAATTAGAATATGACCAGATTCCATTCCCACATGGTGAGTATAAGGTTGCAGTTGCTGATAGCACTATTGAAGGCAAGGGATTGTTTGCATCTGGAAGCATTCCACAGTTTGAAGTTATTGCACCAGCATTGGTGGATGGGTTTCGCACACCAGCAGGACGTTATACAAACCATTCGAAGAATCCGAATGCGATGATGTTCCGTATGGAAAATGGTGATATATATCTAGTTGCAATGCGGGACATCGCTGGATGCAAGGGCGGAAGCAACGGCGAAGAAATTACAGTAGATTATCGTCAGGCTTTGATTGTGACGATAGGGGGTTATTGATATGAGTGCAGTAGCAGCAGCAGTTATTGGGAGCGCAGTTATCGGCGGCGTTGTGTCAAGCAAAGCAGCAAGTAAAGCTGGTGCAGCACAGGTGCAGGCGGCTGATAAAGCAGCGGAAGAACAGCGTGCAGCGCGGGAAGAAATGCGGGCATTGTTAAGTCCGTATGTATCCGCCGGAACTCCAGCTCTGCAAGCACAGATGGCAGCACTGGGGCTTTCAGGCCCAGAGGCGCAGCAAGAATACGTCACTGGACAAGAGCAAAACCCAATATTTCAAGCGTTGGCACGGCAGGGTGAAGAAGGTATTCTTCAAAACGCATCTGCTACTGGCGGACTTCGTGGAGGAAATGTTCAAGGCGCATTGGCTCAGTTCCGACCAGCATTGTTAAATCAATTCCTTGAACAGCAATACGGACGTTTAGCTGGACTTTCAACTCTTGGCCAAGCTTCTGCCGCTGGTGTAGGAACTGCTGGTATGCAAAGTGCAAATCAAATTGGGCAGGCTTATACGCAAGCAGGACAGGCGAGAGCAGGTTCTATTATGGGTCAAGCCGGTGCTTTTAACCAAGCTCTTAATACAATTACTGGCTTTGGCACTAGTGATAAAGGCCAAGCAGCAATCGGAAAGATTTTCTAATGGCTGAACCATATAATTACACTTTACCCAACCCAATGATTGCCTTTGAGCAAGCATATAATTTTGGGAATGCAATATCTGCACGAGAGGCTGAACAACGAGCTGCGCGTGAAAAGCAGGCACAGCAATTAGCAGAGCAACAAAAAGTTCAAACAGCATTGCAGTCTATTATGGATGATAGATCGCCAGAGAATATTGCTAAAAATATTTTGCTGGTTCCATCAATTAAAGAGCAGGTTCAGGCAAGTGAATCTGTATTAAATGAAGCAGAGAAAGCATCCGCTAATCGCCTTCGTTCAGAAGTCATTAGTCTATTTAAAGCGGGAAAGCCAACGATAGCGCGTGAACTCCTGCAAAGTCAGGCGGATGCATATGCTAACACTATCGGAAAAGAGAAAGAAGCAGCGGCTGCCAAATCACTGTTGAAGACATATGATACAGATCCTGAATATTTAATGACTACAATGGCCATTCAGTTAGCGCAAAGCGATGAAAAACTTTACAACAATCTTTTTAAAAATGCAGAATTAACCGCATTTCAAAAAAATTTAGTTGCGGCTAACATCGACCCCAATAGTCCTCGCGGCATTGCTCTCGCTGAAAACTTTGCAGTCAATCAAGCTGATCCGCTTGTTGAGATAATGACACCAAATAATACCAAATTTGTTGGGCCTCGATCTGAATATTTTCGTCGTTATGGTGAGAATGCTCCACAACCAAAGACTATTCCGTCACCCAAGAGTGCTGCTGAACGCGATGCGCTTCCCGCTGGGACGCAATACTACGCTCCTGATGGAAGTCTTAAAACGAAGGGAGGTCAGACTAGCGCAACGCAGTCTGGCAACTTTCAAGGGCAGTGATATTAACCCAATTGGTGACCTCGGAAATCTTGGGTTTCGCCCGACCAGTGGATTCAGAACGCAGAAGCATCAAGAGGCATTAGTCGCACAAGGATTGACAACAACAAAGTCTGGGTCACACCCTAAAGGTGATGCGCTTGACTTTTTCCCACCACAAGGAATGAAGATGTCCGAAGCGATTGCTCTGGTGAAAAGAACATACCCAGGCACTCGTGTTGCTGCTAGTAACAAAGGTGCATTACACATAACCTTCCCTGGCTGGGGTGGGGCTCCGGACGTAAGTCGTTCTCGTGAAAGATATGGTGATTAATATGGCGCAAGAATGGTGGACACAAGACGAAACGGTGCAACCGAAACAATCGGTTTCCGTTGGCGTTGAAATTCCTAACGAACCGGAAAAGCCTGAAAAGCCTACGGAAACATTTCGGGATGCTACTACGCAAGAAAAGATTGCTGCGCGTGTTGATCCCAACATGGCGTATCAAATTAATGAGGTAACTAAGGAATTAAAGGTGGTTGGTGGTCAACCAACTGCCGCTGCTGCTGGAATCCTTGACCCAAAAACTGTTGAAGGCCGCAAGCTTATTGCTACTGGCATTTTAAACAGCGTTGGCTTTAACCCAAGCACTGGTTTTGATCCAGTTTCCGAAATGATACGACAATCAACTAGCGGTGGTTTGCAGAAGGCGGCGGCTGGATTGGTCGGTTCTCTTACTGGAGAGCCAACGTCAGGCATGGAAGAAATAAGTAGGCTCAAAGCTATTGCATCAGACATGACGTTGCAAATGTCTGGCGGCAGCCTCGGCGCTGGTATGTCTAATACTGACCGTGATTTTATCAATGAACGTATGGGCGATATTGCGAATCCTGACAAGACAGCGGGTGAACGTCTTGCTGCATGGGGCGAAGTTAAAAAACGCTTAATGACAATTGCTGAACTTCAAGCGGGTGAACAAGCTGGTGCTGCTGGCGCTGCTACTGGTGCGGCTGCTGCACCGCCGTTGCAAGTCGCAACAGGCGTTACATTTTCGACAGATCAAGATATTGCAAATGCAATGGCTCTTAATCAGCTTTGGGCTAATGGAGCGTCTATTGATGAGATGAATGCAAAGTCAATTGAATTGACTACATCACCACTGTCTGAGCAGAGCGTAAATTTTCTTCGTGCCAATATAAACAATCGCAACATACCAGCGGTCTCACCAGCTTCGTCTGGACAGCGTGAAGGCGGCGCTCCAGGTGAATTGGCAGCAATCGGCGCTGGCTTATTTCGCGGAGGAACGGCAAATCTTGGTGAAGAACTGGTCAACGTATTTGATCCAGCCGCTGCTGCAAAGCTTCAGGCTGCAAGCGAATATGCCCAAAGCGAAAGCCCATATATAACCACAGGTGCAGAATTAGT